CCAACCAGTTTTTTTCCAAATTTCTTTATTTTTATAATAACTTTCTTGCACCTTTGTAGGGTCTACGTTAGATGTTTTTAATAATTTTATTGCCTTTTTAAGATTTCTATCTTTACCTGCACCTTTCATGTTAATACCACCAAAGATTCTAAGTGCACCTTTAGGTGCATCAAAAGGTAAAGATGCAACTCCCATCCCACTAGCTAAAGAAAAAACATCACCTAGTGTTCCTTTAGGAGTAAACATAGTTTCTCCAAGACTTTCTACTGCACCTACAGTAGCATCACTGGCAAATTTACGAAACTGTTCTTTAGTAGGTAAAGTGGGGTCTTCTAAGTAATCACCTACAGCTTTTTTAACAGTAGGTATTGCTTCTTTTACCTTTTCTTTTGTAGTTCTTTGATCAGGGTTTACTCTGACTGTGTAAGTACTTCCAAGTTTAGTTTTAAAGACAGGATTACCTGCATCATCTTCTCCAACTTTTGGATCATCAATACTAGAAGCTTTTGGTCTTTGAAAGAAAGGAACAGTTTCTAATGGGTGTCTTGGTTTTTCTGGAGCTTTTTCTCTAGACTTTCTCAAACCAGCTTGCATAGCTTTTAAATTAGCATCACCTTTTTTAAAAATATCTTCCGTCTGATTAACCATTTACTTTTTCCCTTAGTCTACCTAAAGAACGTAAAGCACGTATCTCACCCTGTAATCTAAACATTTCATCAGGCTCCCTAGTTTGTTCTAATGCAATCTGAGAAAACATAATTCTTTCATCCACCTCTGTTAAAAATGTATTATATAACTCTGGATTATTAACAAAAGGTTTAAGGTTATTATTTATTACTAGCTTCATTGTACGGTATTACCTGAGAAGCCCTGTTCTCCTGGTGTAGGTGCTGTACCAGTTCCTATAGTACCTCCCCCTGCTCCAGAAGTATCCTGTACTTGTGCGCCAGCAGGTGCTCCCTGTGGGCCTCCTTGTGGACCTTGTACTGGTGGAGCACCTGGAGGTGGAGCTGGTGGTGGATTTTCTTCTTTAAACTTTTTAAGTATCTCTGCCTGTACTGCAGCCTGTGCCATGTTGTTGCCAACCTTATCTGGATCAAGGTCCATAGACTTAGCGATCTCACGAACAATATAGTCCATTCTAGCAAAGGGTGCTAGTGCAGGATTCTGCACAACTTGCAAGAACTGCATTAGTCTTTGGCTACGTACTTCATTAGCCATCAGGCTTTCTGTACCACGAGCCTTAACTTCTAGATCACCTTTAATATCTGAGTCAAAGTTAAACTGCATGTTAAAGTTAAAGAAAGCTTTGCCTAGTGGTGCTAGTAAGTAGTCATCTATATTTTTAACTACATTACGTATACTACCATTGGCAGCAGACATAAGCATAGAAATACCAGAAGCAGTACGGCCCACCCCTGATACGCCTGTCTGACCATGAGCGAAAGAAGGAAATCCAGTTGATTCATCTGATAGTACTCTTGCCTTATCGAACATCTGCATGTTCTCGTTACTTACATTTGGAAACTTAGTTCCAAAGATAGCTTGACCTGGAGCACCGCCTTGTCTTCTAAAGACTTTTCCTGGGTATACAGATAAATCTTGTCCTGGAACTAAGTTAGTTTCATCAATTTCAATTAACAGATTACCTGACAGTGCAGCATTATCTACTGCCATACGCATAAACCCATTCATTAAAGTTTGTGTATCATCCATATTTTCTGCAATACCTACACCAAATATACTATAAGGATTCATCTCAAAAGGAGATGCAAAGTATGGAATATATGCAGGAGTAAATGGGTTCATTACAAGACGTAATACCTGACCATTACAAACCCAAGCATTAACACTTACTTGTTCAGAATCTTTTAGCTCTTTAGGTATATCTATCTCTTGTTGTTCTAGTATTTCTGTATCTACAAAACCCCAGAACTCAAGCACCTCAAATCTATCTACACTGTACTCTTCTGAGTCATCTTCCATAATGTGTTCCCACCATTCTTTTTGATAGGACTCACCAAGGTTAAGTGCATTGTTAATTGCATTTTCACGGAAGTAAGGACGGTTCTTTAATGCACGTAGTTGTGAACGTGACATCTTGTGTCGTTCAATAATATATTCAGCTTCTTCCATTGTAGCTGCATCTGGATCAGGATAGAAGTTCCAAAGAGATACGCTAGTTGTTTGTGGTATTGTTTTAAAGAGAGGTGAATAATTACCTTCATCATCCCAATTAGGATACTCTTTGTCTACAGCAAATGGACCTTTCATAATACCTGTACCAAATAAAGCAGTCTCAAATGCAGCAGCACGTAAATGCTTCTTAGCATGAGATTCCTCTAATTGATCATGTATTTTCTTCTCCATCTTCTTAGCGGCTACATCAGCAGGATGAAACTGAGGAGAAGTAGGTGTTTTAGCTGTACCAGGTTTTAATTTATCTATTACTGGCTCTAGTGGTGTTTTTAATCCAGCAAGTCTTTCTTTAAAATCTAAATAAGTTTCTCCAGGAAGTAACTCACCTAATCCTTCTTGAGCTTTTTGTGCTTCTGGGTTTGTTTCAAAGCTAACTGTTTCTTCTACATTATCTGGTAAAATTGTAGGATCAATAGTAATAGGAAACTTGTTGCCACCAAAGAGCACTTCAGCAATTTGACCATAAGCAGCTAATACTTTAGTTTTAGTTACCTTAACAAATATCTTAGACTTTTCTGTAGAAGTAAATTGTACATCAGGACCATAAAGACCACGATAGTTTCTGTAAGCCTGTACCCATCGTTCTTCATCCATTCGCCTAGATGTCTCAGCTTTAGAATACTTTTCTTTTACAAAACCTACAATCTGCCCTGCTGCAGGATCAGAATACTCTTCTTCTTTAATATCATCAATAGCAGAAGTTTCTTCCATATCCATGATCATTTCGTCAAAGTCTTCTTCCATTATTTTACCTTCCAAGGTCCATTATTAAAATCATTCTCTTGTCGGCATTTAGGACAAGATTCATATTTTTTAGGATTATAAATTGTTTCACATTTTGAACAAGTTGTCTGCATACTTAATATCCAAACTTTGCATCTGACATCTGAAACCCTGAACCATGATTATTAGGGTCAAAATCAAATAGGTTGCTTCTTGGTCTAGTCATTATACCATAACGTATAGCATCATACAAGTGATCTTCTGCATGTGTATCTACATCCTCTGGATTATTTTTATCAAGAGGAAGGGCAGGTAATTGAGATACGGTATTAATACAACTGCTAAAAAACACCAATCTAGGTTCTTCTGTAAACTCATCTACTTGTAGTCTCCTATGTAATTCATTCTTACCTGCAATACGAGAACCTCTTGATCTGTCTGATGGTCTCCACCTACAGCCCTTCATAATCATTTGTTCTGCAAGGCTAGGTCCAGTATCACCACGGTTATGCCAGAGTGAAGAGTCAAGTACACCATAACGCATCTTCTCACCATCTTCTGCTTCTAGTACCATATCAGCTAAGTCTGTAGCAGTCACCTTAGATACATACATTTCTCTGTAAACTATTAGTTGTTCTGCTGGAGATATAGCAAACCAGACCACTCCTGTATGAGAACCATAACCGTAGTCACATGCTCTAAACTTCGTCCAACTTCCAGGAATATCAAATGGTTCTACCACATGAATTTTACGGTTAAACTCAGGGAAGGCTGCTCCCTCATTAATATCCCAGTCTCCCTCAAGTAGCTGTCTACGTTGGTGCTCAGGCAGAGATAAAAGATTAGCTTCGTACATACCATCATCAGAAAGATACGGATTATCAAAAAGTGTTGCAGGTATAAACTTACGTTTGAATAGTGGATCACCTTCACGACTATGACCCTTGGGCCATCTAATTACTTCACCACTGTCTATATCTGTAGCCCAATAGGGCGTATTGTGTTCAGAAGGGTCAATAAAAGTCTTCTTAACCCATTGATGTCCTGGCCCTCCAGGGTTGCTTGTAGCCCTCATGTAGAGTGGTAGACTACTATCCTTAGTAGTACGTAGCCTTGAGCGCATGTAGTTCCAAGGGTAGGGTGTAGGCCACTGTGTAAGCTCGTCAAAGCCAATCCAGTTAAAAGCCTGTCCTTGGTATCTCATAACGTCATCATCTCTATCAAGATAAGACATCCAGAGTGTTGCACCTGATGGAGCTACCCAAGTCTTGTCTCTTTCCATAAACCTAATTCCAGGAATAGCTTTAGGATAGAGTTGTTTAGAAACAGAAATAAGTTCTCTTAGTTCTTCTGTACTACGTCTAACAAGTAGCATACTTGCATGTGGATTATTAAAGTATCTAACAGGATCAGCAACCATAGCATAGGACTTACCACCACCTGCAGAACCACCATATAATACTTCTTGTTCTGTAGAGGCTAGAAAGGATGTCTGTGGACCTGCGTTAGGTTCAAAGATAATTTCTCTAATTTTTTGTTCTACATCAATCTCTGGGGGCTTAACTGACGCTGGTTGCTTCTCTACTATCCTTGATTCTGGCTTCAATTTTCTCCGCTTTCTCAAGGGCTTCTTTATATCGCTTGGCAAGGTAGCGTTTGTTTGAAGCTTCTGTCTTACGCTTTTGCTCAATGTTTACTCTCTTATATAATCCCACATGGGATATGTATCTACCTGACTGAGTACTTAGCCAATTAGCTACATCACGATAACTGTACTGTTTTAAAAACTTCTTAGCTTTTTCGTACAGCTCTAATTCATCTTCTATTGGTAGTAGTATATCTTGATCCTCTGGGTCTTGTTCATAACCAAAGGGTATATACCTTCCTACTCTAACTACTGGATGCCAAATGTAACCTTCTTCTGTTACATCTGGTTTTGGTAGTTTCCATTGTCTATCAATTTTCATCTGCTTTAGGGGGTAAAATAAACAAAGGGCTTTCAGCTTTTACTTCTACTTTCTCAGTTTTAACAAAACCAGCTCTGTCAAGTAAATCTTTAGCTGCTGCCATTTTTTCTTTATTACCTAATTCTGTAGGATTGTTCAATATGTCCATCATAGACCAAGCTGCCTGTGGTCCTCTTGTTGCAAGAAACTTCTTAGTTAGTTCTGCAACCTCATCTTGTAAAGAGTTTAATACGTTTGTAGAAGGTACTCCATGTGCATAACCAGCAAGCTTCATTGCTTTTGCTGGATTACCCCTAGCTTCTTCAAACAAAACCTCTAAGAACTTCTGTTGTTTCTCTGTAAGATCACGTTTCATAT